CTACCATTCCACAATAATACTGGTGTTTCGGGGTCAATACACCCAAACTGCCCATTCGGCTCAAATATATTGATATTATTGCTACCTACAAATGTTTGTGCCATACCTACGATTGCTCCATTCAGGCTTGCCTCGCCATGATGATATCCTGAATGTTCGGATACATATCCACTGAACTGCGCCACCTTTATTTCCGTCTTCAAACCCTTCTTAAATCCCGCATACAGAATCTTTCGCAGCGATATCTTAAGCCCATCCATCACATTCGGAATCGAACGATCACAATCATACTTCGAAAAGTGGATGAGTTCTCTACTAATAAACTCTTCATATGAAACCGACGGCTTCATCGTATCCAAGTATGCATCACGAGCATATCCAGATAACCATGTTTTCCGATCATCCGCGCGTTTTTTGTTAAACACCATGTCAATCGCATCGTCGCTTTCCTGCCCGTTATGTGTAAACCCCACAATTTTCTTTCTTTCAAAGTACTCCTTGAACTCTTTACCAGTGCTTGTACCTAACCCTTTATAATATTTGATGTTCCACCCATTTGGAACAACCGAAGAATGCGACCCTCCTTCTTGAGAGGGCGAATTGTCTTGCTTCCATTGCTCAAACTCGCCTTCATTATAAAACACGCGCTCTTGCGTCCCTTTCTTTGCCTTGATAATCGGAGTGTTCATAAATCCAATAAACCCAGGGATCTCCGCCAACGTTGGCCATTCAGACTGAAACAAGTTAATGCCGAGTCCTTTGATATGTGACCCATCCAAATCCTGATCGGTCATAAATAACACTTTGCCATATCGTAGCCGCGTCGACACATCATCAGCCGTATATTTGCGACCATTCTCCAGTCCAAGAATCTGTTTTATCTCCGATATTTCATGATTCTCCGAGATGCGTTTCGTCGTCTCGCCACGAACATTGAATATTTTCCCCTTCATTGGGTACACACCGATATAATTACGATCTTCTTTCGTAAGTCCTGATACGATTCCTGCCTTCGCTGAATCACCCTCACAAAAGATAATCGTGCAATCTCCCGACTTATCGGTTCCTGCATAGTTCGCATCAATCAACTTCGGTATACCGCGAACCGTTTTTACTTTCGTTCCATCTGTCTTCTTCGCCGCCTTTGTATCTTTGACTTCAGTGAGTGCGCATGCCGCCTCCATTACACCCATCTTCGCCAACTTCTCAATAAACTCATCGCTTACGCTACATGTCGAACCGAAATTGGATACCGCCGTACCAAGTTCGTCTTTTGTCTGACTTGAGAATGACGGATTTTCAATATCACAACGAAGAAACAACATCAACTGCTCTTTAATCGTATTTGGTTTTACATCTACCTTTTTCTTTGTTTTAATGAGTGCGGCCAGTTTACGCACAATCTGATTCACAATATATTCGACATGTTTGCCACCACGTTGTGTATAAATACCATTCACAAATGATACATGACAGAACTCGTCAGTTGGAGTCAAACATACGACATATTCCCACCGAGGATTGGGCGATTCATATATGCGTTTTACTTCACCCTTTCCTCCAATATATAAGTCAACATACTGTTGAAAGTGCTTCACGGGTACAACCTCACCATTATATTTTACCTTGACTGTCTTGTCAGTAACTGCTGCAATATCGTACACACGCTTCATAAATAACGCCAGCATATCCGGAGTAAGGTTATTTCCAGGGCATCCGAATCGTGCATAATCCGGGCGAAATGACACCTTGGTATATGGCTTCACTTTTGATTTGGTAATACTTGGTGCGTCAATTCTTGTCAGGTTGTCGTGAAACTCCTGTGTATATTTTAATCCACGAGTATGGTCTACTGTTTCAATTCGTCCCCACTTTGACCAGATAAGAACAAGCTTGAAACCAAACCCATTCTTACCACCTACAATCTTCTCTTTTTTATCTTCATCATAATTTGTGGATGTGCGAAGATGTCCGAAAATCATTTCAGGAATCCAGAGTTTATGTTCGGGGTGTTGCGCAACATCGATTCCGTCACCATCATTAAGCAGTGTGATCGTTCCATCATCATTTGAAATCTCAATTTCGATATTTGTAACCGGAAATGATGTTTCGCCGGATTTAAGCGACTGACGTATAACATGATCGCGACAATTCACGAGACCTTCATCGAATAGCTTGTATAGACCAGGAATATATGTGAATGGTCTGCGGACCATTTTATGCGTGTCAAGCGAGTTTCCTTCAATGACATAATCGATGGTTTCGGTGGTTTCGACTGATCCGATATATGTGTCGGGTTTGTTTAGGATATGTTCGCGATCTGTCATTTTTTGATATTTAGAGAGGTCGCCCGCTCCTTGTGTTTCTGTTGCAGCAACTGCCTTCGTCTTGGAAACCTTGGTATTCTTATTCACTGGAGAGATTGACGATGACATTAAATAACCGTAGAAAGGTACATACAATTGATTGGTTTCCTTTAAATTATTTCAATTTTATTGTTAACTTACGAAAAATAATAATCGCGCCAAACTACAAATACATATTCATCGATAACATGGCAGTAACGCGTTTAGATCCATACAGGTACGGTTGTCCTCCTATTAGTAACCCAAACGGAGGAATGACTACTAGTACAAATAATACAGGGTTATCCAAAAAAATGCGGTATGCTGTTCAACTTCGCGCAGCATCTAGTTTTAGAGGTGGAACACATTATTATCTTCCGCTTCCCTTGAATGCGTTCGGAAGTTATTCTGGTGCGCCGGGGGGATATAGTGAACCAATTCGAAATACATTTTAATAAAAATACTTTTATTTTACATGTAAAAATATTATTTTCTATATATTTAGTATAACATACAATAATATAATGGTGAAGAGACTTGATAGACATGATGACGGGTTTTACCACGTTCATGGAAAGAAATACGAAATGCTTGAGGGTTCACGCGCCCAGGTCTGGCATGGAACTGCATACAAGACACCCGGTGGACTTACCAAGTCCCACCTTGTTTATAACAAGCACGGTCGCATCGTTTCCGCCAAGAAGCATGCTACTGCGAAACGCGAGAAGCGTCTTGTGAAGTACGGATACACTGCAAAGAAGGGAAAGTTCGGTGCTGTTAAGATCGAGAGCAAGAAGCACAAGAACAAGAGCAAGAAGCGTGGTGGAAATAACCAGAACGATGATGATGAACAGAACCAGAACAATAATCAGAATAACAACCAGAACAATAATCAGAATAATAACCAGAATAATAATAACCAGAACAACAACAACCAGAATAACAACAACCAGAACAACAATAACCAGAACAACAATAACCAGAACAACAATAACCAGAATAACTAGATATTGATAACACGTAGTTAGTAACCTACAATCAGTAATGCGTTCATAATGGCATACCCTTATTATTGTATATATGTAATATATGTATTCAATAATAGGTTATAATTATTATTACAATCAATGACAACTACAGTAAATAGTCCAGGAAGACTTGGAAATCAGATTTTTCGAAATATTATAACAAGCGAAATCGCAAAACAAAATAATCTCAAAGTTGTAGAATATGGTATGTTTAATAAGATTGAACAACTTGGTATCAGTTTATACACAACTGGTACAAATATATACAATGATACAATTCAAATAACGGATGATATATGCATGAAGTATGTCCGTGGCGAAGACCAAGTGAATAGCAACATTCATACATGCGACAGCTACTTTCAAACACCCGATGTTGCACACCATATTTATGAATATCTAACAACAGATGAACAAAAAAAGAAGATCATGGAAAACAACATATATAAAGAACGGTATGATTCAAACGAAGATTTGTTTATTCACCTCCGGTTAGGAGATGCAATGTATCTTCATCCAAACATCAGCTATTTCGATGAGGCGATAAGTAAGTGTACATATTCAAAAGGATATCTCTCAACAGAAAACTATTCGCATCCATTTTGTCAAGAGCTTATGAAAAAATATAACTTGCGACCTCTGCCATCATTTCTGGACGAGATTCATACAATTATGTTTGCGAGTACATGTCGAAATATTATATTATGTACTGGAACATATTCATGGATTATTGGGGTTCTTGGATATTTTTCAAAAGTGATATATCCCGAAATGATTGAAGTATGGACTGGAGATATTTATGTTATTCCTGAATGGATCGAAATATTGCGTCCAAACCATAAATTACATTCGTTATTTGATACATATAATAACACACTTCATACCAAAGTAACAGTACGTCGGTCCAAAATAAATTGATATCTCTCATTCTTTTATGTACAAGGACGTAAAATAAAATACTTGTACATAATATACAACTATATTCACATTATGCTTCTCGTTATTAAACATGATAAGAATCCACCACCTCTTGCAAATTATAGTTATATGGTTCGACTACTAAAAAAACATAACATCCCGTATATTTCCACCCATAAGATTGACCCATCAATCATTGCAAGAAAGGATGAGATTGATGCAATTATTATTACCGGAAGTAGTTATAGAATCAACCCATATTCATCAGATACTGGACGCTTTAATCACGACCTCTATTACTTGCATGAATTGAGAGATAAACCTGTGTTGGGAATATGTCATGGTTGTCAGGTACTTACACTCATGTATGGCGGCAATTTGGACCAACATGATGAGTTATACTGTAAAAGACAGATAACGGACATTACCCCAACACACTTTTTATTTAACCACACGAGTAAAGCATCGCAACTAAAGTTAAAATATTGTTTTCATGACTTTCCGATGTTTGATGAGTCGCCAACATTGCCAAGTGGAGTAAAGGAGATTGCATGGATTGACTTTCATGGAAGGCGACTGCCATGTGCGTTTGAGTTTGAACACGATAAAGTATTCGGTGCAATGTTTCATCCGGAATCACATGACAGTACATATCATATACTTTTGAACTTTTATAGAAAGTATGCCAAATCTTGATGCCTCGATCTAATGATACCTATGATCATTTACCTCGCATACATCATTCCACAGTTACCCGACATAAATGTGAGAACATTATATCTCTCTTCCATCAAAAACATATCATATGTATACGTATAAATATTCCATGTTGGTTTATTCACGCCAATCGGTTCCTTCGTGACAGGATCACAAATCGTCAACACTTGTGCATACGGATCCAGTGGAGGGTAAATTGTCGAAAGTTCAAGTTCGATCTGTGTAAACTTACTCATATTAATTGCTCCAGTTGGTTGCATTTCATATGGATTCGTATTTAAACAAAAGTTATAGCAGTATAATCCAGGCGGGGCATTTCCATTTGTCCTCGTATATTTCTCGACATAGTTATACACCCCTGCATCAAATACATTCTCTCTGTACTTTCCATTCAAAGTTATCCCCATTGTCTGTAAAATATCACGTTGGTTCTCGCTTTTAAACTCGCCAGTAATATGAATCCCTGAACGACGTAACTCAAACGGATTGATGCCAGGTCCAATTCCAACACCGGGTCCATTCTTCGGAAGATCACTAAACCCTGGCACAATCCATACACCATCATCTTCAGCAGGTAAGATATCATAGGGTAAATAATTATATGGCCAATTGGTGTAATTGCTCCACTCATTCCGCTGGTTCACATCACTCCTCTGGAAAAAGAAGGTCCAACTCGCGACCATTCCTTGTGAGTTCTCGATCTTCACCTTTCTATTTCCAGTTATGTTACGAAAGTCCCAGTCATATACGCTTCGAATAAGGTACTTTTGTTGATTTGCTGCAAACACCTTCGCCTCGTCATTCGAGAGAAAGCAATAGTTACATATCATATGTACATCTGCATTCCAATCGGTGCGTTTATTCTGAAATGAAGTGTCAGTTAACGCAATATCAGGAGGCGGCTGCAGAAATCGATAAAACTGATGTTCTGGTTTATTGAAGTCTGGCTGTACAGTTGGCCAGTAATTCGCACTATCAGTGACATCGCGTATTGTGAATAGCTCACGAACTGGGCGAAGTGTTACATCGATTTGAAGTTGATTATACTGAAGACATACGAGAGGAAATGCCATTTTGTTATTCATTGTAAACCATGTGTTAATCGGAATGTACAGCTTTCTGCCGCGAATAGACGGTTCTGGTCCTTCAGGCGAGGAAGTAAAATATGCATTGGGATATTGATTGATGCGTGCGCCAGAACATCCGGGATTGTTTAGTTCTGGAACATGTCCGGTCATGTTATCGTATAATTCCTTCTTTGTCTTACTAAAGTCACGCTGGGCCATTGCGAGTAAGTATCTTCCGGAGAACTTCTGGAGTATTTGTCCTCCAACGGAAATAACGATCTCTTTTATTATTTGAGATCCAATATTTTCGATCCATTTAAACTCATACGGCGCCCACATTCCTGTTTCTTCGTTTGTTCCAGAGGGAGGCATGATTGGACTCCAAATACTTGGCAATGTAACAACCACATACGAATCCATTAACAGTTCAGCATAACGGGGTATATAAAACGTAAACTTGGATTCTTCACTTAAACGCAGTTTCTTTTGTCCATCAAAGTCGATTCGAAACTTCTGAAGACCGAAATTAGTATACCGAAGATAGGTTGATTTGAAGAATGTTTTTTTAGGATTGGAGTTTAATATTACGTTCTGATTACCTGTTGCCACTAAATTTAATAGACCTCCTGCCATTTGATATACATAATATTATTATTTTAACTTTATTTTAACTTTATTTAACTTTATAGTGGTTATTGTATAGTCAGGGTTACAGTGTATCTTTTCCGCACTCACTCTATATCTTCCACCCCTCTCCTCTTGATATCCATACTCACTCACCCTCCTCGTGAATAAAATTGATGTAAAAAACGTCAATTAACATATAATAACATTATACATGGACTATTCAAATAAAACACGCGACGAATTAGTTGCAATTTGCAATGAGTTAAAAGTAAAAGGGTATAGTGGGAAAACGAAAAATGACATTATAAAACTAATAGAGGGATCACAAGATAATGTTCTTGTATTGCCACAGCAGCAGCCCCCGCCACAGCCACAGCCACCGCAAAACATGGTATTACCCACCAATGGTCCAGAATATAACAACGAGTATGTCTATCAAACAATGCTAACATGCATCGGAAACAAGCGAAAACTCATCAAAAACATCCGCAATGTACTCGACGAAGTGAGATCGCTTTGTGGTAAAGAAAAACTAAACATAGTGGATGGCTTTGCCGGATCATCTGTTGTATCACGAGAGCTTTGTTATATTGCCGACAATATTTATACGAATGACCTAGAATATTATGCCTATTTGATGGCGCATTGTTATTTAGTATGTCCAACGAATAAACAACAATCAAGAATCGCCAAACATATTGATATCATGAATCATATTGCAGAACATGGACCATTTATAGACGGAATTATTTCCACATTGTATGCACCAAAAGATACAAAGAATATACAAGAAGGTGAGAGATGCTTCTATACAAGAGAAAATGCACTGATCATTGATACCTTACGCGCATATATTCTAGATAAAGTAGAAGATGACATTTCTGTTTACTGTTTGGTTCCACTCTTAAACAAGGCAAGTATTCATACAAATACTGCTGGTGTGTTTAAAGGATTCTACAAAAGAGGAAATGTGGGATGTTTTGGGGGAAATGGAGAGTTTGCACTGTCCAGAATTATGAAACCAATTCGGGTTGATATGCCAATATGGAATACATCAGGAACATATACTGCGCATCCATCAAACAAAGATATGAATATATTAATCGATGAGCTACCAAATAATATCGACATCATGTATTTAGACCCGCCATATAACCAGCATCCATATGGCAGCAACTACTTTATGTTGAATGTAATTGCCACAAATAAAATACCGAATGAGATATCCAAAGTATCGGGGATTCCATGTGACTGGAACAAGTCGAATTATAATTCTCATAACACTGCTGTAGAGTCAATGAAACATCTTATGACATCGGGGCTTACAAAGTCGTCGTATTTACTCATATCTTATAACAACGAAGGAATAATAACTGCGGATGACTGGGCTACACTATTTGCACCATTCAATGTAAAAAAGTATGAAGTGACCTATGATACATTCAAGGGGTGCAGAAATCTTAAAGAGAGAAGCAATAAAGTTGTTGAAATCATGTATTTGGTTTCGAATAAGTAATATCAGTAATATCAGTATATCCACGGTATTCTGAAAGTTATTAGTGCTTCAACACAGAAAATACCTTATCAATCACGCGTTTACAGATGACAATAATTTCATCTTTTTTCCATAAAGACGATCCATGTTTCATTTCGTCCCATTTGTGCGACTTTACAAATACTGATGCAACTCCCTTATCACATTTTTTATGAATATCAATGTTTTGTAGTATTGTCTGTATTTTACTGTTCATGTCATCAGATGTCATCGCTGGTGTTATACCGATATAATGATTTGGAAAACCCATATTCATCATCTCAATTCGCTTCGCAATTGTTTCACTTGAATGAAAGTCGCAACCTGATGCAAACATAACATATGGGAAGATGGGTAAACTGGCGAATAACATCTCCGCTCCTCTAATATTTTTTGCACCTCGTTCGATCGCATTTCCAGTTGCTTGACGCTTTTTATTCTGTTCAAAGAGAAGGTCATTTGTTCCTTGAACTTTGTCTTCTATAATAAGAATAGGTATCGATTGCCCATCAGTCAACGTAATTACAAATACACCTCCATCCGGTTTCATGTATACGCTTTCATTTTCCTTATTTGGTGATGGCCCCCCACATTTATGAAAGTATTCTTGGCATTCATATAATGTCATCGTTTTTTTATGAGTAAGAGTTGCACCGATTGTCGCACACATGGATTCGATGTATGGGCGTAACTCACGCACTGCGTCATTTAATGTACCTTCCGATGAAGCACTATCATTATTTAGCCGCCGACCACTTATTACTAACTCACTGAGTCTCTTGCTTAATCCACTTGACTGATCAATTATTGTATTTGATGCTGACATATAAACGGAGGTTGCTCTTGTTGCTGTTTCTCTAATAAAAAGATTCGTTTATATGATTCAATTTTACTTGAATGCCTCCGACCACCCATGTACATAATTCGCAGTTATATTATATTTACATAGTATAACTGGTACTGTCGATTGTCGCGATGTTAAAAAATATTCATTATAGTTTAATTGGAATTATCATAGTAATTGTTGGAGTATGGCAACTTATTCGTGTTACTACAACGTCACCAATCGTACCTGCGACGTATAAAACATCATTATCATCTTCGTCGTCTTCGTCTTCTCCACATATGTATGACATAGATAAATCTGGTATATCAGTTAGTGATTTCGACCATGTTATTGAGAAAGCACGTGACCTTATAGAACCTGGACACACTCATCCGCATAGAAATATTATAGGGGATGAAAACACAACCCCTGCAGCTACTTCACGTATATCCGCATATCCTTATATATCTGATACTGTCAAAACCTCTCGCTTTTCTATAACCGACCTATTCTCGCCTCTTTCTTTGCAACCATCGAGTTCAATCGAAGGTTTAGAAAATAAGGATTCTGGAGAACAACTCGAAGAATATGAGCCGGTTAATATGGCAAGTATCAACCAAGGCGATGTCCAAAGCAAGTTCAAATTGAAGGACTATTATATTAAAACAGCATATAACTGCTGCAATACCGGCAATTATAAAAACGACAATGTCAACCTCTCGCAGCTGAAGTATGTGATTAAACGTGGATGCAGATGTCTCGACTTTGAAATATATTCTGTTGATAACAAACCCGTTATATCATCATCGTCGGTATCCACATTTAATTACAAAGAGACATTTAACCACATTCCGTTTAATGATGCGCTTGAAGTAATCACAACATTCGCGTTTTCTAATTCAAAGTGTCCGAACCCCCAGGATCCTCTCATTCTTCATATTCGATTCATGTCCGCGAATCGAACCATGTATAATACGATGGCGGAAATAATGACAAAGAGTAAAAGTCTAGGGCCGCTACTCATGGGGCCCCAGTACGCCCGAGAGAATCATAATAAGGACTTTGGAAATGTACCTCTTCTTGGGTTGAAGGGAAAGGTTATTATTATGGCCGATGCCACGAATCCTATTTACCGAGAGACAAAGATGAACGAGTTCATTAATATGTCATCAAACACATTATTTCTCTCGAAAAAAACGTTTTATGAAGTGGCGACCGTGGGAGATACAAAGGCGTTTAAAGAAGCGAATAAAAAATATATGTCATTTGTTTTGCCCGAGAGAAGTGGGAAACCAGTAAACAAATCCCCAATACCTGCAATGGATAGTTGGGGATGTCAGATGGTGGCAATGTGTTTTAATGACTCAATAAGACAAGGCGATGATTTACTCAAGCTCTATGAAGATAAGTTCAACTCTGCAGGATACGCGTTTATTTTGAAGCCAGAAGAACTGCGGTATGTTCCGATTGTTATTAAGCCGCCAACTCCTGCAAATCCGGCTCACTCATATAAAGACCGGACTACCAAGATTCCAGGAGGAACATTTCACATATAAAAACAGTAATAACAATAATGTGACACTTACATATATTTTGTTTGTATATATATAATAGTATATATACCTAGTCATTCCAATGTCATATATTGAAACATTTCAACGAGAGGCAAACGATAAAAGCGAAGACTTTAAAGAAAAAGAACTTGAAATACTACGAAAAGCAGTAGAAATCGTTGAACAAAAGAAGGGGCATGCCATCATGAAAGACCCGGAAATAAAGAAAATAATCTCTATTGTTGAAAGTTTTATTAAGGCAAAGAAGTTAATATGCTATGGAGGAACAGCAATAAATAATATCCTTCCTCCACAGGACCAGTTTTATAATAAGGACCTTGAATTACCGGATTATGACTTTTATTCCGACAATGCTCTCGAAGATGCGAAAGAACTCGCAGATATATATTACAACGCAGGGTACAAAGATGTTGAGGCGAAAGCGGGAGTTCATGTCGGCACATTCAAAGTGTTTGTTAACTTTATGGGAATAGCAGACATAACAATGATGGATGCGTCTCTCTTCGCCTCGATACGTAAATCCGCCATAAAGGTGGATGGTATATTATATGCTCCTCCTAACTTTTTAAGAATGGCGATGTATTTAGAACTTTCTCGCCCAGGTGGAGATGTATCTCGCTGGGAAAAGGTACAGAAGCGTCTGGTTCTTCTGAATAAAAGCTATCCTCTCAAAGGTATTAACTGTAAGAATGTAGATATACAACGTCCATTTAGTGATGCGACAAAGACAATGCCATCGAAGGAAGTCGACCCCCATGAGGTCTATGATTCTTTGCGAGAGATATTCATTAAATCAAAACTTGTATTTCTTGGTGGATATGCAACCATACTTTATTCACGTTATATGCCAAAACGACTTCAAAAGATTATTGAAAAGAATCCAGACTTTGATATGTTGTCGGAAAATCCGGAGAAGTCATGCAAAGAAGTAATTGATGAGTTAACGGCGAGAGGGTATTCTCACCTAAAAATGATAAAGCATGAAGGAATTGGGGAAGTAATATCTGAACACTATGAGATTCGAATCAATGAAGAAACGATTGCATTTATATACAAACCTCTCGCATGCCATAGTTATAACCCGATTATGATTGACGGAGAGGAGATACTTGTTGCTACGATTGATACGATGTTGAGTTTCTACCTAGCATTTATTTATGCAGATCGACCTTATTATGATGAGAACCGCATTTTATGCATAAGTCAGTTTTTATTCGATATTCAACAGAGAAATCGGTTGAAACAAAAAGGGTTGCTTCGTCGTTTTAGTATTAACTGTTATGGAAAGCAGGAGACTCTTGAAGATATGAAAGTAGAAAAGTCCGAGAAGTTTATTGAACTGAAAGATAAGAAAGATACTGATGAATATAATATGTGGTTTTTGCGATATGTACCACTCGAACATGACGCAAATAAAAAGAAGAAAAAGAAGAAATCAGTTAAAAAAGAAAAGAGTATGGTCAAAAGTAAGACAAATACTAAAAGTAAAACAAGTACTAAAAAGAGCAAGACTACGCCTTCGAAAACAAAAACACGAAAGAATAAAGAATAATTACCTGGTTGGGTATGTTTTCTTATTATGTATATCGCTACTGCGGGGTGTTCATTTCCTTCAAGTTTGTAAATGTCAACTCGGATGCTCTTGTTTCGGATAAAATAATAATAAGGGTTTTGTCATTTGTCATGGTTGTGTTATAACATGTAGCTATTATTACATCTTTGAATATGTATTTCGTATGGTTATATTCATCCATAGTTATTACTATTTATCATTGTCATTGTTGTTGTATCATATATGATAATAATATGTTACAAATATATATAGAATGTCCAACCCGATTACTCATGAATTAAGAGATATACAACACCTCATTGGTCTAGTCGATGGAGAGGCATCCGGTTCACCCAACATAAACTATAACCCAGATATTACACCAAGTACTCCCGGATATCATAATGCAAAGCTGGTGATAAATCCGCCAACACCGGATGGGTTTACTTTAATAAATGGTGAAAATGCGCATATTTATAACGTATCATTCAATATCGGTCATAGTAAAATGGAAAATGCAAACTTTCGAGGTGCATCTCTCATAGGAGTGACATTTGATACAGTGAGAGATAATAGTGAGGATGCAGAAACCGTTGGAATAATGAATGCATGTGTTTTTGACAACGCCATTCTCCAAAGTCATTGTATTTTCTCTCCAACAATTTTGGCTAATAGGCATGGACGAACAGTGATAAAAAACTCATCATTTGTATATACTCAATTTCAACATACGTGTTTTAATAATACATTTGTCGACTGCGAATTTCGTTTTGCGCAGTTTCAAAACTGCACATTATTAAATGTAACATTTTTGAATTGTAACTTAAGCGAAGCATCCTTCCAAAATTGTGATGAAGTTGGCATGGTATATTTTAATAATTGTAAAATTGACCACATGGGAGTTATATCCAGGTTTAATTTTCCACCGAATCGGAATAGTACAACAACACGACAAATTGGGTTATCGTCAAGTATGATTTCGTGGTGTAGGCGAATAAGTGGTATTCCCGAGTTTGACTTTACGTATAGTAACGGAAGGTATATACCTCAAGGTCTTACTAGGGAAGAGCAAACAATATATAACCGTCTCGAGTATATTGATACAACGGATAATGAGATGCCATCCACAAACATGAGTACTCCACCTCCACCTCCAGCTCAATCGTTTGAACGTGAAGAACTCCCAATGACCCCGAGATCTGATAATAGTTTTGAGGAGGAGGAGGATGAATGGGAAGAACTACCTGAACCGATGTCTCCTACTACATCTGTCCCTATATTTAACCCAGTTACTGGAGAGGTTCATGGAAACACCCAATATGTTCCGTCGGAAGTAACAGCCCCAATCGGAGATAGTTCATACGAAATTACGGCGAATGATACATATAACGATATTATTATGGGAGAGGTTGTCAACCTAATTGAATCTCTCAAAGAGGTTGATAATACCGGAATGATATTCTTTCATATACAAGATACTCCATCTGATTCATGGATAGGAGTTACAAAAGAGGATCTTATTACAGTTGCAAATGATGGCTCAAATATAAAATATGCATGCAGTGAAGAATGGTCGAATGCGGTTGTTCAACAAGGCAGAACATTAGATGATATTGTGAATCCAAGAGTTCCGTATTTATCAATTGCTTCATTTGGCGCACAGATTCGTGGTGTTATTTTATTAAAACATCTACATACAATACTAAATGATACAGAGAACCGTGTATATGAACTCGTTAATAATCCGTCCACACCAAATCTTGTAACAACAATATCATATGGTGCATATTTTACTCGTGATACATATGTCTCTCGCGCACATTGTCAAGCAGGACAAAATGAAACAGTATATGATGTAAATCGTATTCGTTTACCAGAAGAATCTCTCCCTCCAGCGACAATATACCCTAGCACACCTCTCAATACTGCACAACGTACTCCGGTTGCATCATTCCGGTCTGTGTCTTCCGGAATTGAAGAAGCCGATCTTCTAACAGATGAACGTCTCTCGCCAATACGGAGAATGCCAAGTTTTGATGAGAGTCCAATTCCCGAATCTCCCGAAATAATTGCACAGCGACTAGGCAATACTGGAATATTCAACTCTCCATCGCGAATTAGGAGAGATAGACCGGAGGATCCTGCAAATGGTCCTACTACTACAAGAAGGAGACTCGATTTTCAAGGCTCCCCCCCAAGAGGTGGTCGAAATATCAAGCGCCCTACCCCAACAAAGTCATGTCGGCGACCATCAGTTCGTCGACAAGAATTAAAGAATAACCAGCGTACAAAAAAACAAAAAAATAAAAATAGTAAAAACATGAAAAAAACACGTCGCAGAAAGTAACTACATTTAGTTACCGTTACCCGACAACCGATTCAGAATAACCATAATTACAAAATAAACCGATGCGAATGCAACTGATGTTGCAACAAGACCTGTTAGATTAAGGTTCCCATCTTCGCCGAATAGAGAAGGAATAAAATGTAGAATCTGCGCTCTAAATGCCGGCATCTGAAAGACAAAATATAAAATTGCCAAAAGTATTGGCACTTGAAACTGTTGATATATGGTTTCAAGTGTGTCGCGTTTATTTGCATCACGATTTGATTCATTCATTATCGTGCGCATGGTTTCGTGATGATTAATATAATCACGGCTACCTGACGAAGCTGGAGGGATATAGTTGGGTCGAACTTGATCGTCATGTGTAAATGCGGTTGGGTTCATCGGAATATCTCTCGTAGGAAGCATAGTTAGTCCTGATGCGCCGGCTCGTTGTACTCCCGAGATCGCTTCGCTTAATAGTTTACTTGCGTCGGTTGGAGGCATCATCCCTTGCCCACCTCCACCTCCGCTATTCATCATTCCTTCAACATTGGGTGAATAAATAAGGGGATTTTCACTAGGACCACCTCGTTGTACAATCATATTTTGCGGGGGGCCTCCGCCACCACCACCACCACCACCACCACCCATAGGAAGGTCATCAATACTTGTCGTGTCTCCGGTCATTTTCGCTCAATAAAAATCTCTTGATAATTCTCTCTCACACTCTCTCTCACACACTACTAGTCAAA